AGCATTAGGAGAAGCACATGACACACGAAGAAATGCCCGATTTGACCGACGAGCAGATTCAAGAACTGGATGCGGCGATGTCTGAGTTTGTGGAGTACGAGAAGCAGATGGCGCGGCAGGAGATGGAGCAGGAACTTGCTAAAGCTGCACAGCGCACAACCCTGCAATATGCGGCGGCGTTCGATCACTTTGCGAGGCTGATATTTAAATGAACTTCCGCGAGCAGTACGGCCTTGCTCCGAAAGCCTCGCCCCGTTGCCCCGATTGTGGGGTGGAACATCGTGGTCGGTGTTTCTTTCTGAGGAGTCAGAACTACCGTTCAAAGGTGACGCCAGAACAGATGGAGCGATACCGCCGAAGCTTTGCGATGCGGAAGCTGATTAAGCGATTGGGAGAGTTTGTCGATGAAGCAAGACGTACCGATTGACTTTGACGAGCGCGTTGCCAATGCCGCGTTGCCGAAGACCGACCGGCAGCGATTGGTTGAGCAGATCGTAGCGTTGCAACGGCAGATTTATTTATTGGAGCGAAAACTCAGTGAAATGGATTATCAAGAAACTTTTAATTTTAACCGGCCACCATCTCGCTGAAGCGGATTGGCGATGGGTTCCGCCGCCCAATTACCGCTGCTCGCGTGGCAAGCAGACCAATGCCAAGTATGGAGACTACTGGTGAACCACAAAGAGTACATGGTGGATCGTTTAAACGATCAGATTGAACTGCTGCGGCAGGAGAAGGAGCGGATGCGCTTGGAGTTTGAACATCAAGAAGGCGAACGCACCATTGGTGAGATCATCCTGTGCATCATCATGTTTGCAGCGGGGTGGGCGTTGGCGGTGGCACTCGTATGAAAATAGAAATCGACGTTGACCTTGGGGATCAAATCACATTGACGAAGCTGGAACATGATCTGAAGGGACTCGATCTGTCTTACAAGCAGCGCAAGAAGAACAACAAGATCATGTTCTTTCACACCGACAGGGCAAAGGATCTTGCCGAGATCAAGCGACACATGGACGCATTTAAATTGGTTATTAGTTACTACAAGGTACCCGTATGAACCGCGACCACATAAACATGCTTTTGAACGTAGCCATTACCGCAAGCAACACGCAGGTATGGACCATTACTCAGGAGCAGTTGGAACGCTTCGCCGCCCTTGTTGCCGCAGCCGAGCGGGAGGCGTGTGCGAAGTTGTGCGAAGAAATTGCAAGGCGCAACGAAACGGAAAATGACTATGAGTTTGTGATTGGTAATTTTGAATGCGCCGCCGCCATCCGCGCAAGAGGCAACACATGACCCTTCCCGTCGCCGCCTTCTTGAACAAGGACTACCAGCTTCTCTTTGATTCTGAGCAGCGGTTTAAATCCTTTGCGGCTGCGGTAAGTCATATTGCCAAGGACTTGCAGATCAATACCGCCCACGGTCACGCGACCTTTCACGATGACTTGTTGGTGTGGTTTCGCAATCTGTTCTTTCTGACTGACGAGCGGTTCCAAGAAGCGTTCAGCGAGTTCAACGAGGACACGACCCTCCGCGCTCGCATGTGGCGTATCTATAACCTGTGCTGGGCGTTGAACCAAGGTTTAAACGTCGCGGGTGATGTGGTGGACATTGGTTGTTACGATGGCAAGACGACCAAGGTTTTCTGTAACTACAATAATCCCGAGGTACTGGGGCGTAACCTTTACGTCTTTGACTTCTTTGATCACGCGCCCGAGGAATCCCGCAAGGCATCGCATGGCCCCGACTTGGCAGCGGTGGTCGAGAAGCGGCTGAAGGCATATCGCCCTGTCGTGGTGGCGGGGGATGTGACTCAGACTATTCCGGCTGCGTTGCCGGATCGGGTTTGCTTTGCGCACATTGATTTAAATTACGCCGAAGCCGAGGAGCATGTATTCCCCGAGGTATACGCACGGATGGAGCGTGGCGCGGTGGCGGTGTTTGACGACTTTGGATTTCGGCGTTATCGGCAATCGGCTGAAGCGCATCGGGAATTCTTGTCGGACAAGCCGGAGAAGATTCTGGAACTCCCGACCGGCCAAGGACTTTTTCTGAAGGTGTAATGATGAATCTATTTGTGTTCTTTCATGTGGGCGCGGACCTGTCGATGCCGACCAAGATGGTGCATTCGCTGAAGTCTGTGATGCCGAGCGCGGAAGTGGTGATGTGTACCGACGAGGCGACGCCCGATGTTGAGGGTGTGAACGAGGTCAAGCGCAGCAAGGGTGACGCATCGGAGATGATGTACTGGCGCACACGGGCGTTTGCCGAAGCCAAGATTACGCGCCCTGCGATGTACATTGATACGGACATGCTGTTCGTGTTGCCCGTTAACCCGGCTGCGTTATTGGCAGAGCGCGAGGTGATCTTTTGCCGCCGCTCGTTTGATCGGGACGCGGGGTTCAACGGCAAGCAGCGTGATGGGATGTTTAAGCAGTACGACGGGATACCGCTTGGGGTGTTGTACCCGTACCTTGGGTGCGCGACTGTGACCAAGAACTACCATGCGTGGAAAGCCATGACGCTTTTGATGGGGCTAATGAACCGGAATTTGCGCTCATGGTATGGCGATCAAGAAGCCCTCAAGGTGTATTCGCAGATGTTGTACCCCGAGATGGTGGGCGAGATGCAGGAGCTCGACTATGCTTGCCTGCCCGACAAGGCCCCCGAGGGGCATGTCCCCCACATCATGCACTTCAAGGGCGCGGCCCGTAAGCAAGCTTTTTTGAATTCGTTTTAGGAGACAAGGATGAGCGAAGAATTTGATTATCTGAAGCTGCCCGAAGCCAAGCAGGAGGAAGAGGTTTGGTGCACGATTGGTGAGTCGGGCAAGCTCGACGTATTTAAATGGGACTTCGTGGAGCGACAGGCTGCGGCGTACGACCGGCATCCGGCGAATCTGCCGAGAGATAACGCGCAGATCATTTGCAAGTTAGCGGTGCTCATTCGTGAGCAAACCATTGAGAACTGCATGCGGGTTCTCAGTAAGTACAAGGAGCACACCGTCGATAGCAGCGTGATCTTTCTGAAGGAGCCAGAGGTTGATAATGAGTAGATGGTCCCATGTTCAACCATTAAAAAACTTTAATTGTATCGTAAAAGTTGAAGGTCCATCTGAATGGAAAATTAACGAACAGTTTTTCTCTATTCAAGGAGAGGGGCATTTCACAGGAACTCCGTCTTGGTTTATACGTTTGCAAGGATGTGCGGTTGGGTGTCCATGGTGTGATAGTAAATCAACATGGGAAAGTACAGGTCCTGTTATAAAACTTGGAGATATTTTAAGAGGTCTGCCATACGATGCGCGACACGTTGTAATTACAGGCGGCGAACCGTTTGAGCAAAACATTCGTCGATTATTGACCTGCCTGTGGAACGAAGGCCGGTCTGTGCAAATTGAAACCAGCGGGTGTTATGACGTTTACGGGCCGGGATGGATCACTGTTAGCCCTAAGTTTTTTAAACCGTTGTCAACTCAAGCTCTTAAAGCTGCAAACGAAATAAAGCAAGTTGTTGCACACAAAACAGACATAGAAAGGATGCAAGACGAAGTGTTGCCTCATGTTAATCAATTTGTTCCGGTTTATTTGCAGCCGGTAAGCAACGGATCAAGAGCAATTAAATTGTGCGTTGAGGCGTGCAAGCGATATGGTTACAAACTTTCTTTGCAGACTCATAAATTGATAGGTGTTCCATGATTCACTATCACGGTACGCCAATGACTCCAGTTGGTGACATGATTAAATCGTTTGCGTCAAAACATGCAATGGTAAGTTATGAACATCCTGAACAAATGCACATCGCGGCTGAAATTTGTCAGAGCGTTGTGTTAGACAATGGAGCATTTAGTGCTTGGCGACAAAATAAGCCGCATGATTTTGTAGGATATGCGGCATGGGTAAAAAAGTGGCTTAGACATCCGGCAGTGGATTGGTGCATTATTCCAGACAAAATAGACGGAACAGAAAAAGATAACGATGCTTTAATAGAAGACTGGCCTTTTCCAAAGCATAACTCCGTTCCGGTATGGCATATGCACGAATCGCTGGATCGGCTAAAGCGATTGATGGAATATCCAAGAATTGCTCTTGGATCATCTGGTGTTTATGCAAAAGTAGGCAACGAGTCATGGTGGAAAAGAATAGTTGAGGCCATGCGAGTTATTTGCGATTCAGATGGGATTCCTAAAGTAAAAATACATGGTTTACGGATGCTTGATCCGGGGGTTTTTAGCAAACTACCGTTAGCAAGTGCAGATAGTTGTAATGTCGCTAGAAATGTAGGTTTAGATGTGCATTGGAAAGGTTCATATGCTCCAAATTCTCGCTACGTTAGAGCTTTAATTCTGATGGAGCGCATAGAAAAACATGCTAGTGCTCCGTACTGGTCAGAGTCAGCAATTGCTGCATATCAAAATTTAGAATTATTTGGATGAATGAGGTTGATAATGAGTGACGAAGGCTTGCGGATCTTTGTCGGCTGGGACAGCCGCGAGGATATTGCGTATCAAGTCTGCAAGCGCAGCATTGAAAAGCATGCGTCGATCTTGACGGATGTGCGTCCGATTAAGCAGTACGAGTTGCGTGGGCAGCGGGTGTATACGCGGCCTGTGGATACGATGTCATCGACTGAGTTTTCATTCAGCCGTTTCTTGACTCCATATCTCGCGGGGTACACCGGCTGGGCGGTCTTTGTAGACTGCGATTTTTTGTTTCGCGGGGACGTTGCGGGACTGCTTGATCACGCCGACCGGACAAAAGCGTGCATGCTTGTAAAGCACGACTATCGGCCTACCGAGGCCGTCAAAATGGACAACAAGCCGCAACATCAATATCCCCGAAAGAACTGGTCTTCGATGATGCTTATCAACTGTGCGCACCCACAAGTCAAGGCGTTGACTCCGGAGGTCGTGAACAGGGAAACTGGTATGTTCCTGCATCGGTTCCAATGGCTGACCGACGATGTGATTGGCGACCTGCCCATCACTTGGAACTACCTAGAAGGTTGGT